GGTGCTTTTTCAGCTGCGGTCAATTTGCCCGCATCCGCTTCGGCAATCAAGCCACCAAAACGCTCACCATATTTTTTCTCGGTGCTCATTGAAATATTTGACGCCCCCGCCCTAGCGATGTCTTTTTTCTGTGCTGCAACAGCCGCAGGCAACGGAACATCTTCATACGTGCCAACAGACGTAGGCGCACCACCAAACGCGGGCACGCGCAACAATTGCGTTTGACCGTTTTGGTTAACAGATTGCACAGTTGGTTTTAAATCGCTAGTTTTTGCACCTTGGCTGGCTAAGTACGCGCCGCGTTCAGTTATTGGCATTGTTAGCAAAGTTTGTTGCGTAATCAAAGCCTTTTGTTTTTCGGCTTCAGAAAATAAAGGCGACGCTTGAATATCTTCAGTATGCGCCGTAATATTGGCGTCCGAAGGTCGGGTGCTAATGTCGCGGTACGCTTGCGACATCATTCCTTGTTTAGCTGTAGCGGCTTCAATAAGCGATTTTTGGCGTGCAGCTTCTTGGGCTGCCGCTGTGCTGGCTTCTTTACGAAACGCAATGCCCAATTGCGGATTTACTTTAAAAAGCTGTTGCTCATAATCCGGCGCGCTTGGGTTTAACTGGCGCAGCGCGTTGCGCTCTTGCGAAACTGCTTCGGCCTCACGCATTTGCATTTGATGCAATTGATTTTGCGTCTGCATGTTTTGCAATTGCGCCATTTGGCCATACTGCGCCAATGGGTTAGCAAGTTCAAGTGGCTTTACGCCAAGGGCGATATTAGGGTCGAGTGCCATAATTTATTCCTTAGTACCCACCACTTGCGATGGCGTATTCTTGTTGCGTCATGCCTGTGGGCGTTGCCATGCCCCCGCCGCCGCCGCCACCGCGCAATGCGTTGACCAAACTGTTTCCTTGATTGTAATTAAGATAAGTGCCCAAACCACTGGTCAACGCATTTGCCCCGCCCACCATACCAGCAGCATTTACGGCAGCGCCGCCAGTCAAATAATTGCCAACAGCGCCAGCATTTGCAGCACCTGCTTGGCCAAGTTGAGCAGCAGTTGATTGACCAACACCCGCCAAAGATTGCAGTGGCGCAAGACGCGCTTGACGTTCGGCTTGGTAACGGTTAAATGCATTGGTGTATTCGTTTGACGCTGAGTTTTGAGCGTAATCTTGAATACCTTTAAGTGTTTGCCCTGAAATCAAACCGCCGCGAGCGCCAGCCGTATGGCCAAGTTGTTTTAACCCTTCAGACAATCGAAATTGATAGCCAGGGTCTTGCTGAAACTGATTCATGCCAAACGGCGTGTAGTTTGTCGCCAAAGGCGTCAGCGCATTCAATGCAGTTTGACCCGCTTGCATCCACGGCATTTGGTCTTGCCGTGTTTGCTGATACTGAGCGTTTTGAAGTTCAGCAGCGCGGTCTGCCGCTGCGGCTTGAGTAGATGCTGCGCTGCTTGCGGCATTTGAACCTAGCAAAGAACTTCCGACAATAGCTGCGGGTATCATCCAAGGCATAATTTACTCCTGAAGGCACTGGGCCAGTTCTCGGGCTTGCGCTTCATCGCCAGCCACTATTAACACTTCATCAATTTCGTTTGTATCTGTACAGTCGGTGGCATGAATGCAATACCACACAACGTCTGTAAGCGATTTTACGCCATGATGCTTGTTTGCTTCAATTGTCAAACAAGCTGGCGCATGAACAATTTTTCGCTCGTCATCAACCATCAATTCAATTGAGCCACTAGCAAGAATGGATAGATGGTCAAACTTGTGTTTATGTTGCACAAGAACATTCCCCGCCGGTATGCGCGTTTCTTTGGCGTATACGCCAGCGCCGAAGTAATGTTCAATCATTTATTACTCCAGTAGCAAATTGTTGTTCGATGCAGCTTGCATGATTACCCAATTAGTGCCGTCAGACACCATTGTCGCCCAATTGCCGATTACATTCAAGAGGATGGCCGTGCCAGCCGTTGTGCTGTCGATTGGGACAATGTTGGCCGAAGCCGAGTTAACCAATTGTGCTTGCATGTTCTTGACGGTAATTTCGCGTCCCACCCAAGCCGAGGCAGCGGGAAACGTCAACGTCATGGCCGAGCCGGTTTTGTTGTTGATGATCCAAGTGTCGGTATCGGCAATTGTGTAATCAGCAGTTTTTGTTACCGGCGCTGTAAAAATAGAGGCAATTGATATTGAGCCTGGGCCATTTGTAATTGCTATGCCCCGACCGGCTGTTAGCGTATTTAAACTATACGCGCCGGTGTCGCCAATTAACAATTGGCCGTCAGTTGGCAATGTGCCTAAACCTGTGCCACCGTTTTGAATTGCTGTAATGCCAGAACCAGAACCTGTAATTGTGTACAGGTTGTACAAAAACATGTACCACTCACGCGAGATTTTTCCTGTGTTTTGATCTAAAAAATCAACACGGGGCGCGGTGATTTGGTTATTGGCGGCAGTCATTACGCATTCGTGCCTGAAATTATCAATTCAGCACCGGTAATGTCAATTTTGATGGGGTCGGTGCCTGAGATTTCATATACACGGTCACGCAATTTAAGCGTCATACCAAGACGCCGCCAAAAAACGCGTTTGTAGTATTGACCGATTTTGCCCATGTAAGACCAATGCTCATTGGACCACGTATGACCCCCGTCATCAGACCAACGCAACATGACGGCGGGGTCACTACCTTGACCATCATTTAGGCCCGTACCGGACTCGCATTCAAGCTGCAACGTATGCTGTGCAGTGCGTTTGAGATTGTTCTGGCCAGTAGGCAGCGCACGCCATGAGCGCAGCCATTTTTGGGGTTGGCCGTTGTCTGCGTAGACCGCCAAGTCAAGCGTGTAAATGTTGCCGTTTTCAAAATCGCCAACAATAATGTTGCCACCAAAATTGCATTGGCAGTTGCTGCGGTGACGGGTAAATGATCCGTTCAACCAACCCGCACGCTCATGCCAGGCTTGTGTGGCCACATCGTAGACCCAAGTGGCGTTAGCCGACGGGAAAGTTAGCACATAAAAGCTGTGGCCTTCTTCTTGGTATGTATAAGCCAGCGCGTCCGAAATGTTGCCGTACTGTGCAATAGCGTACTCAATTGCGTGCGTGGACACACGAGCTGCGGCATAGCCTTGCGCCCGATAAACAATCCCTTGGCCGCGAGCATCAGTGCCCAACCAGAACAAAGTGTTATCCAACTTGGCGACAGAAAAAGGTGCCACGCAACCGATCTCGTTAAACGCGCCTTGGATGTTGGTCAGCGGAAAATTAGCCAAGCCAGCGTTGTACCAAACTTCGGTTGAGTCAGTACCAAACACCCACATCTGGCGGTGGTCCACGTTAATGGCCACCACGCCGTCAGGAGAGCCGTCAGCAGACGCAAAATCAAGAGCATTAAATACCAAAGGATAGATGTAGTCACCGTTGGCTGGATTGACCGTATCCACGCTCCAAATGCGCTGGCTGTTAGGCTCGTTAAACACAAACAAATTGTCAATGTAGGCCACGGTTACAGCGCCAGGGAAATTGGCATCTGTAATCTGATTAAACTCGCCCGTTGGCTCGTAATACGTGTAGCTGGGGCCGTTGCAAGCAAAGAAAATAACCGCACCGTTATCTGCAATTGACACGGGGCCAGTGCCCGACACGTTGCCAATCTTGGTGGGTGTAGCAGTTGTGCCGGTAAGTTTATAGACTTCAGTACCTGACACCACGTAAAAGTCGCTGCCGTTGGTTTGATGCGCCCACAAACCACGGATAGGGCCAGTGCCCACTGTCTGAAGAAAATTCAAGCCTGGGGCGCGGTTTAAAAACGCTGGCTCTGTGCCACCCTCGGGAATAATCTCGGGAAACAAATTGACCATCCGGTTGTCTGCCGCATTGACAGACCGGGCAACGTAGGCCGAACCGAGAATGGGCGACTTCATCAGTAGTTACCGGCGTAGATATTAAAGCGTTGGCGGTTAGCCACCATAGCGTATGGCATTGCCATCACATCGTCAGGGTTGTTGATGCGCTTCAAATCGCGCTTGCTGGTCATGGCGATCCGCGTTACCTGTGGACTTGGCTCAACGCCAAACTCAGGTGCAATTTCCATTGCCAAGTTGTACGTAAACGCACGCAGATAGCCTGGTGGGTAGTACATAGTAGTGGACAAATCAGCAGGCTGGTCCAACTCTTGTACGCTAATGAAGTGCCATTCCAAGTCCTGTGTAGGACGAGGATATAGCGTCATCTGAATGTTAGGGTATTCCATGTTGATCCACATGACTTGTGGATACGTGGAAGTAACTGTCTTGACGGCAATGCCATCATATTGCTGCTGGTTAATAAACTTGATGCCATACGACACGCCGTTGGGAGCCTTGAAGTATGTGGCATCATCCAGCAAAATAGGCCGAATGCCATCAAAACCGCCAATGCTTGCACCGCTAGGGCCAAGGTGACGTTGAATCTCGCCGGCTGGCCAAGTAAACACTTGGTCAATGGTATTGAAAATCATCAATCGCTCAGTGTTCCATGAGTCGATCATCTGATTTAGAGCCATCAACGAATCTTGCGAAACTGATGCAGACGGTGTTTCACCTTCGGCCAGCACGCCAAGCAGCCTAAGTGCCCGATTGATTTGTTCGCCGCAGGTATACGTGGCCATGCTCAGACTCCTTCAGTTTCACCTTTGCGGGTGTATTTGCGCTTTGCAACAAGTGTGTTGACCGCTTCTTCGGGAGCCGAAGGCGTATCTGGATTGTAGCGCACCCAACCGTTTTCTTCATCGGCTTCTGCTTCTAAGTGCATGGTTGCCACTTTAGCGCCGTGAATAGGATGTTTGAGATAAATGACCATATTTAAAAATGGGGGTGATTAGCCCCCATTTAATTTAGCTTGCGCCGTGGATGATGGCGTAATTGATGATGACAGCTTCAGAGTATGAAGTTGCAGCAGTCAAGTTACGCAATGTAATCAAAGCAGAACCCGCAGCCAAATACGAAACGTAAGTGGTGTAAGCCCCCGCGGCGCTGCCAGTAGTGTTACTAGAAACGCACACAATGATTGTGTCGTTAGCAGAGATCAAATTATTGGTCAATGTAAACGAAACAGCAGCGCCTGCTGCCAAAGCCGCGTTGTTCATTGTGATACGGCCAGCAGACTTGTTCAGAGTTACCCCTGTGGACTTGTCTGTCAGTTGAGTCACAGTACCCTGTGCTGCTGCGCTGTAGCCAATTTCTTGGCTTGCGTAGCAGGTAGTAAATTCTGGATCAGCGTAGGCAACGCCAATTGCTTGGGTATTTGACATGATGTTTCCTTTAAAAACAGGGACCGAAGTCCCTATTTAAATTTAAGCAACTTTGTACACAGTGTACGCAGCATCACCGGTTTTGCGGAACCGGAAAAGTGCGCTGGTTGTAACTGCCATAGTCACAAAAGCATTGCCGCCGTCAGTAATACCAGTGGCAGTTGCCAAGGTAACAGTGCCGGACGAAGTGCCAATGTTGATAATGTTCAGGTCAAAGGTGCTGCCCACTTTTGCGCTGGTCACAATTGCGTCAATAGACGCGGCTGTGGGCAAAGTGTAGGTGGCTGCGGAACCAGAACCAGGGTTGGCAACCAACATCTCGCCGGTTACTTGGGCAGCAGTCAAAGTGGCTGTTGCAGTAGCGGTTTGAGGTGCGGCCATGTAGCCAATGGTCAGTTCGTTCAGGTTGCCGTCACCAAGTTGGTAACCGCCTGCGCCGTTAGGGAGAGTAGCCATGATAATTTCCTTTCAAAGATGATACGAAGAAAGGGGCCGAAGCCCCAATCAATTAACCCCAGAGACGAACGCCCATTTGTGGACGAATCGTGTTGTAACCGTACAAAACGTCAATACGGCAAGGCATTCGGTCGTTGTTAATATCGTACATGCGCACGACACGGAGGGAAATTCCGTTGTGCACAGCGCGAGCAGCCATGTCGACCCCTTGAGGCAGCAAGAGATCAGCCGTAGCGAACGTGATGGCGTCCTTGTGGTAGACCAAGTTCTGTGCGTATTGAGTGCTTGCGGCACCATAGAACACAACAGCCTTGCTAGAACCAGGGAAGCTGTCCACAGTTGCCAAAGCATTGGCAGAAGTGTAGATAGGAGCCACGGTGATGTTACCGGCGCCAGAGCTGTCCAAAGTTGTTGCAGCGGTAGCAACGAATTGGAACAACGAACCGGTGGATTCACGGGTCTGTGGATTCACAGCGTAGCAATCAGCCACGGTAAACACGTCACCAATCTTAACCACGCCAGCGTTACCAGCACCAGTGATGGCAATGGTAGTTGCGCCTTGTGCGGTCACGGCAGCGGAAGTTGTACCGCCAGTGGCTGTACGCGAACCGGTGGTGAACTGCTTGATCGACTGAGACATGTTAATTTCGTCAAAGCCCAACACGCCAGTACCCATCATGCCGTTCTTGAACTGCTTGCTGATAGTGTCGGTAGGATTGAACAAACCTTTCATGCCTTCAACCAAACCAGCGTTAGCGGCAGGGTTAACGGTAGCGTAACGTGGGGTCATCACGGCAGCGTTCTCGTTCAGCTTCTGCTGGGCTTGCAACAGCACCAAAGAAGTGGCGGGAGTGGTGCCAGGAGTACCGACAGAGTTACCAATGTTCAGATAAGCGTTGGCAACGTCAGCATCAATGCTGGAGGCCAACTGGCTGATACGAGGCTTCAACACACGTTCAGCAAAGTCATCCAATTGCATGGTCAATTCAGCAGATGTGAAGTTGATACCGATGTGCTTTTGGCTGGCAACGGTCAAAGTGGTGTACTGTTCGTTGTCATCCTGAACTTGCAGGGCGGCACCGTCAGTCACCAAAGCGCGGTCGGGCAAACGAATACGCAAAGTTGAACCGATTTTTGCACCTTCGACAGCGAAGCTATCGTCGTACTGGCGGTTCACGTTACGGGTGAGCACAAGGTTGTTCTCGAGGATTTCGAGACTTTTCCGTGTGATCATGTCAATGGTTAAGATACTATTGGACATTTAAGTTCCTTTAAAAAATCAAAGAAGTTAGCGGTTCTGCGCTTCCCACTTCTTTAGCTGGCGCCTGCGTTCAGCTTCAATCCACTGCGAGTCCGTCATTGTCTTGGTAGACCGTGGGTCCGTAGTGTCATAAGCTGGCGCTCCAGAGGAGCGTGCAGTTACCGGCGAAATTGGCGCTGGTGCAGAAGTTGTTTTTTTAACTGGGGGCGCTGAAACCAATTTGGCTTCAATTTTCCCAATTTCTTTCGCCTGGCTCAAGGGCGTCATGCGTGAGATACGTTCCGCTTCTTTAGGGTTAGAGCCGAGATAGTACGCTAACTCAGGCCCAATCTCCGAAGACTGGATCGTTTCAGCCATCACATTCGTAACTGGAAGTTTGGGGTTGTAGGCGACTTGTTCAAAGTCGTCATATTTACTCCGCGCTTCTTCCTCAAGATCGTGATAACTCTCAAGAACAGCCGATTGCTGCTTGGCTGCTTCACGTTTGGCAATCAGTTCTTCAGCACGCTGGTAGGCCAAGGCTTCCGCATAGGCTTCAGGGCTTTCAAACTGATCAACGGATGCAGTTGGTGCAGCTTTCACAATTTGCGTTTCCGCAGACCGTTGTGCTTGCTCTCGTTCCCACTTACGTTGCTCTCTTGCGAGGCGTTTGCCGATGGCAGCGTCAAGTTCCTCTTGCGAGAATGTCTTGGTTGGCTGTTGTTCAGCTACTTCCGGCGTACTTTCAGCAACTTCAGGTGTGGCCGTCACATCCGTGGTTGGCGCGGAGTCTACTTCCGCTAGGGCTTGGACTTCTTCAGTCATTTAAATGAATCCTAAGATTCCTCGGTCAACCTGGCCGATAAGGTTTATGCCGCTATTATGCGGCAAATTCTTTTGTTTGTGCAGCTACATAAGCAGCAATCACTTCAGGTGTATGTACTGTAGCGCAGATTGCCTGCACTTTGGCGTCCTCGCCGCTGTAATCATCACCAGGCTTAAAATAATTGCCTTTAACCCCATCAGCAAATGGCTTCCCATCTTCGGTGACGGTTACCACATAGCGCACAGCTACCGTGTGGTTAGCCAATATTTCAATGCGATCAACAACGGTTGTTTTTTCAAACATAATGTTCCTTAAACAAAATAAGTTGCCGAAAACGTAAGTGTTCCCGTAGCCGCAATTGCACCAGCAGAAGTTACGTTTGTACTTGTGCAAATAATTGCGGAAAAAGAAGTTAAAGCTGCATTAGTAACATTTCCATGTCCAGCAGTTCCTACAGTAAACGGCAAATTCGTTGTGATAATACCAGCCGCAACTACGGCAACACTTGTTGCGCCAGTAACTGTTCCGCTAATTGTTAAATTACGACCAACACGGGTATATTTACCAGTTGAACTAAAAGCACCTACAACAGTAAGACCACCGCCTTGATTGGGCGTCCAAGTGCCTTCTTCATACCAATTTAGCAACTGGCTTGTCATACCCGCTGCGGGGGTGTTGGCGGTGAAGTTTACACCTTTTGCTGCTGTAGTGGGTACAAGGTTTCCAGAACCAATACGAATATCTTTAGTGCTACCTTGAATAACAAGA